ACAATGAAGACTAACACTTTCAAATCTATAATTAAAGAAGCAGTTAGAGAAGTTATTAGAGAAGAATTAAGAGAAATTTTATTAGAAGCTGTTAAAGCTCCTAAACAAACTGTCACTGAATATACTCCTCAACCTTCTCCATCTTACTCTTCTTCTCCTTCATTAACTATGGAACAAAAAAGAGAACAGTATAGAAACATTTTAGGTGAAACTGCTACTGGTTTTACAACCCAAAACGTAGGTGAATTCAGACCCCAAGGAGTTATGCCTGGATCAGATTTACCAGCTGGTGAGTTAAGTATGAATCAAATAATGGGTTTAATGAATAAATAATGGCTATTAGAATAGGAAACCTACCAGCTATTGACCAACAACCTATTATTGGGGTGGGTATTGGTGTTCCTTTTGTCTCAACCGCTACATCTGGATCTGATCCTTTATTTAGAATAAATTATACAACAGCTGAGCAGTTAAAATCTAATATGATTAATTATTTCCTTTATAGTAGAGGAGAAAGACCTTTAAATCCTAATTTTGGAAGTAGATTAGATGAATTTCTTTTTGAACAAGATTATCCTAATTCTAATGAAATTCTAAAAAAATATATTGAAGATGAGATTAAACTCCTCTTCCCAGCTGTTAGACTAAAAGAAGTTAAAGTTTTATCTAATCCTGAATATCATATTTTAACAGTTCAAATATTTTATTCTGTTTTCACAAGTTTAAATGAATTTATAGAACTTAATATACCATTATAATGCCATATGATTTAATAAATAGTAATAATGGGGTTAATAGAGATATTAAATACATCAATAGAGATTTCTCTGAACTGAGAGCTAATCTTATTGATTTTGCTAAAATCTATTTCCCTAATACTGTAACCGACTTTAGCCCAGCTTCTCCAAGTACTATGTTTATAGAGATGGCTGCCTATGTTGGTGATGTTATGGCTTTTTATACTGACAACCAGATACAGGAAAATTTCACCCAATATGCTAGACAATTAAATAATCTATATGATTTAGCATATATGATGGGTTACAAACCAAAAGTTACTGGAGTCTCAACTGTAGACTTAGAATTTTTTCAAACTGTTCCTGCTGTTTATGACTCAACCTTAGGTCAAAATGTTCCTGATTTTAGATATGCTTTAGTTATTCCTCAAAATACAACAGTTAATAATGTATTATTTTCTAATATTCCATTTTTAACTCAAGATGTTGTTGACTTTAGTCAATCTAGTTCGCTTGATCCCACTACAGTTTCTGTATATGAAATAGAAGGAAATCAACCCAAAACATTCCTTCTTAAAAAGACAATTAAAGCCATATCAGCTCAAATAGCCACTACAACAGTATCTTTTACTACTCCTGTTAAGTTTGAAACCATTGAAATATCTAACAATAACATAGTAGGAATATTAGACATAACAGATAGTGATGGTAATGAATGGTATGAAGTAGATTATTTAGCTCAAGAAACTATATTTGAATCTGTTAAAAACACTAATCCCTTCCCTGATCCTAATACTCAACCTGACGCTTCTCAGGCACCTTATATTTTACAATTAAAAAAAGTTCCAAGAAGATTTGTATCTAGATTTATTAATCCAACAACTTTACAACTACAGTTTGGTGCGGGTACTACTAATGATGTTGATGAGATCATAATACCTAATCCCGATAATGTAGGTATTGGATTGCCTTCTACTCAAAATAAATTAACAACTGCTTTTTCACCATCTAATTTTTTATTTACTAAAACTTATGGTGTAGCCCCTTCTAATACCACTTTAACTATAAGATACTTAACTGGAGGAGGATTAGGATCTAATGTGCCTGCTGGTTCTATAACATCATTATCAAATACATCTGGAATTAGATTTACTGTTAGTAATTTAGATGCCACACTAGCCCAATCTGCTTTTAACTCTTTAACTGTTAATAATCCTAATGCTTCATCTGGAGGCAATAATGGTGACTCTGAAATTGATTTAAGATATAATTCTTTAGCTAACTATGCGGCCCAATTAAGAACAGTAACTCAAGAAGATTATTTAGTTAGAGCCTTAAGTATGCCCTCACTTTATGGTTCTATAGCTAAAGCTTATATAGAACCTACCAAACTTGAAAATCTTCTCCCAGGTGAGACTCCAACTAGTTTAGACTTGTATGTTTTAGCTTTTGATCAAAATAAAAATTTAACTTTAGCTTCTACAACTTTAAAACAAAACTTATCTACTTATCTTTCTCAATATAGAATTATAAATGATTCTATTAAAATTAGAGATGCTTTTATAATTAATATAGGTGTAGATTTTGAAATTTTAGTATTACCTAATTTTAATAGTAATGATATTTTAACTCAATGTATTAATGAGTTAATAACATATTTTAATGTTAATAATTCACAAATTAATCAACCTATATTTTTAAATGAACTTTATTCTCTATTAAATGGAATAAAAGGAGTTCAAAATGTTAAAAATATTTCTATTACTAATAAAGTAGGTGAAAGTTTAGGTTACTCTAAATATGCTTATGACATAAAAGGAGCTACAAGTAATGGTGTTGTTTATCCCTCTCAAGATCCTTCAATTTTTGAAGTAAAATATCCTAATTCTGACATAAAAGGTAGAGTAGTATCAATTTAACAACATGGCAATATATAAACTATTCCCCGAAAAAGACGCCACTATATACTCAGGGTATCCCCTTATGAATACTGGTTTGGATGAAATTTTAGAAGCTTCTACTTTTTATGATACCCTTAATCCTGAGGTTAGTAGATATCTTCTTAAATTTTCTCAAGATGAGATAAATGATTTATTAAATAATAAAATAGGGACAGCTTCATATCAAATTAACCTAAGAAATTTTGTAGCAGATATAACAGGATTAAACTCAGACACCACACTTGAGATATACCCTATATCAGGATCTTGGAATATGGGTACTGGTAGATATTCAAACTCTCCTGAAGTAAAAAATGGTGTATCTTGGAAGTATAGAACAACATCTGGATCAGGAGAATGGGCTACTTCATTTACACCTTATGTAACAGCTTCTTATCCTTCAACTAATTCTGGAGGAGGAACTTGGTACACTGGATCTGCTTTAGGATTAGTTATAACAGCTTCTCAAACTTTAAGTTATTCTAGTGATAAAGATTTAAATGTTAATGTTACTAATGTAGTTAGAAATTGGTATAGTTCTTCTCAAGGTGGATTTATTAATGATGGATTTATTGTTAAACAATCTAACTCAAGTGAGTTTATAGCTGATCAAAATTATGTAACTACTGTTAAGTACTTTTCTATAGATACACATACTATATATCCACCATGTCTTGAGTTTAGATGGAGAGACTATTCATTTAACACCGGATCCTCCGCTAATACTATTATAACTTCTTCTAAACTAATCGCCTCTCTAGGAGACAATAGTGGTTATTATAGATTAGATAGTGTTGAGAAATTTAGAATTAATTGTAGACCTCAATTCCCAACTAAAACATTCCAAACTTCCTCAGCTTATACTATTAATTACTATTTACCAACAGCTTCTTATTATGCTGTTAAAGATTTAGATACTAATGAGTTTATTATAGATTTTGATACTAATTATACTCAAATAAGTACCGATAGTGAAAGTAGTTACTTTACATTATATATGAATGGATTAGAACCTGAAAGATATTATCAGATTTTAATTAAAACTATAGTAGGAGGTGAGACATTAATTTTAGATGATAATTACTATTTTAAAGTAGTTAACGGATGACAGATCAAGGAAATAAAGTAGATCTTACAAAAAAGCTCTATGATAAAAAAGCCTATTTGAATGTTGTTGATACTCAATTTAATGAGTTATCACAACCTCCTATTCCTACTGAACCTGACGTGACTGTGGATGAATTCTTTCAGTTATACAATGATTTGTTTTATGATATACCCAAACTAGGAGAAATTAATTCTCATGAATACCTTGTAAAACAAAGCTCAGACTATATTGGTTCAGCAGTTTTAACTGATGATATTCAAGCTCTTCTTGATGAAA